AACAGCTTACACACACAACGCCTAGCTGTGGATTTCAACCTATTTAAAGACGGTAAATATCTAACAGCATCAAGTGATCATAAATTGCTTGGCGAATACTGGGAATCTATCGGCGGTACGTGGGGCGGTCGTTTCAATGACGGTAATCACTACTCGTTAGAGCACAATGGCGTTAAGTGATATGAACACGCTAACTAAGGTATTAGCTGGGCTACTGGCAATATCTGCATTCTGGCTTTGGTGGGTAATAGATGATTACGACAAATTAAGCAAAGATTACAACACAGCAACTACTCAATTATCACAACAAGTCGAAATCAACAAAGACTATCAAGCCCGTATCACTCGATTAAATCAACTCGATATTAAATACACTCAGGAGTTAGCCAGTGCAAAGAATGAAATCAACACTCTTCGTGATGCTGTTAACTCTGGTAATAAGCGGGTGTACGTCAAAGCAGAGTGTCCAGCAGTCACCAAGAATTCAACCGAAAGCGGAAGCGATGAAGCCACCGCACGACTTAACAAAGCAGTTGAACAAGATTATCTACGTCTCAGAGAAATGATAGTCGAGAACGAACAGCAAACTTTGTATTTACAAAATTACATTAACACTGAATGCCTTTCTAAGTAGTTACCTGAAATAAATCTACACGCCTTTATTAATCCTTTATTGGAGGTTTCCCCTTGCTGACAAAAGGAAAAGTAAGATCACTTCTTAGCTATGACAAACAAAATGGTCAATTCATCTGGCTTGATAGTAAAAATAATCAAATTAAGAAAGGAGATCAGGCTGGGTATATAGATGATCAGGGATATCGAAGAATATGTATTGAAGGAATTGAATATAGAGCGCATAGGCTGGCTTGGTTATATATGTTTGGTTTTATGCCGGAAATGATAGATCACATTAATGGTATACGCTCAGATAATAGACTAAGTAATTTAAGAGAATGCAACAGCTCACAAAATGCAATAAATAGAAAAATACAATCAAATAATAAATCAGGGGTTCCTGGTATTCATTGGAATAAAAGAGAGGGAAAGTGGAAAGCTTATGCAAAAATAAAAGGAAAGATCATTAATCTAGGAACACATGTAAATAAGGAAGAAGCTATAAACGCTAGGCTGGAGTTTTGTAAAAAAGAATATGGAGAGTTTTATCCTCAAAGCAACCACCGCCCGACCTACTGACACCGCTATCAGAAATTATTGGTTACTCAGAGAGCGAATTGCAGAGTCAGAACAGATGATTAAAGGGTTGCAGGATTATATCAAACAAGAATGCATGGAATAAAAAAAGCCCAGCATGGGGGCTGGGCAATACTAGCAAGATATCAATTAAAGTGTAGCGATAGCTACTTAGTATAGCTTAAGTAGGTATATATACCAGATTGATTATTCCTATTTATCTCCCACTTAAATAAACAGCACAATATAAAAATAACCCTGTGAGTTTGATTTCACAGGGTGGCTGAATTTAAGCAAAAAATAAATACTCATTAATCATACTGCTATTTTTATTTCGTGCCAATAGAAGAAGGCGTAGCGTTGTCGCTGTCTCCTATGTTAGCTATGACCTGTTTTATTCTCGACAGAGAGCACATAGTGAGAATCAAAAACAACGAATACCACCGTTTTGTTATTTTTCGGTCATTATCAGCAACGTCAGCTGTAGGTAGAAGAAACGGCGTGACCATGGATAGACATAATTAATTCTACAAACGTCATTCATTGAGTGGCGTTGATAGAGTTTATATCGATAGTCATCAGTTAATAGCTGGTGGCTTTTTTATTGGAGAGGACCATGTCAGATAAAAAAAAGATAGGTGAGTTGATCTACAAAGTCTCAGTAGATACCTCAGACCTAGATAAGTTAGAAGAACAGCTCACTCGCATTAAACAACAGATGCAAGATGTAGGTATGAATCCTAAATCAATCCCTCAATTTTCCTATCCGCACGCTGGTAAGTTTTTTATTAAAGATGCCCTTATTAATTCGGCTGTGTTCAATGGTGTGCTTGTTAGTAATAAGTCAGAGCAGAGCGTTAATGATCAACTAGCAGATTTACGTATGCGAGCGGATCGACAAGATAATGATATAGCTGAACTCATTAGATTAAGACAGGCAGATCAACAGGCATGGTCTGAGGCTATTAATCGAACATGGTGCAGTCAGAGATAAAAAATGAAAAAACGCAATGTCTATGGTGGTCGATGGGCAAAGGTGAGGTTAGCTTTTCTTAATGAGAACCCGCTCTGTGTTATGTGTCAAGAGCAAGGTCGTATTACTGCAGCTACTGTCGTTGACCACATTATTCCGCATCGACTTAGAGATGCAATTCAATCTGGTGATAAGGCGCTCATCACAAAAGCACAAACCTTATTCTGGGATAAGAAGAACTTTCAAAGCTTATGTGACCCTCACCACAACTCAACAAAACAACGAATGGAAAAGAGTGGCAAGGTTGTCGGTTGTAATGCTGATGGCATTCCTCTTGATCCTAATTCTCACTGGAACAAATAAAGTAATATCAGTTGTAATTATAACGATAGGGGCGGGTAAAAAGTTCAAATCTTTTTGCTTTGATTACCTAGCCCCGTCATTTGTGTGCACAACCGCGAAATGAAAAGTTTTTTTCTGGGAGGTTCCGATGGCAGGAAGGCGCCCGAAACCGACCCACTTGAAGGTGGTCACCGGTAATCCGGGAAAACGAAAACTTAACGATAAAGAACCCCAACCTAAACGTGAAATACCAAGCCCACCTGAACATTTAACTGATTGGGGAAAAATGGCGTGGGCTAAATTAACCTTATTGCTCGATGGTATGGGTGTTTTAACCGTGGCCGATACACTAGCATTAGAACGGCTGTGTGATATTTATGCCGATATTCTTCAGTTGCGAGACACCATTGCTATTGAAGGTCGGACATATACAACAAAAACCCAATTAGGGGATTTTTTAATTAAAGCGAATCCCGCAGTGTCCATGCTGGCTGATGCGGATCGACGTTTCAAAAGTTATTTAGTCGAGTTTGGTTTAACACCAGCATCTCGCTCAAAGGTGAAAGTAGATGGTGGAGAAGAAGAGGAAGACCCACTCAACCAATACTTCGGTTGATCCTGCAACTCAATATGCTCAAGACGTTAATAGTGGAAAGGTGTTAGCCGGTCCCGATATCAGAAATTCCTGTGCAAGACACCTCAAAGATTTAAATGAAGCTAAAAAGCGCGGTTTAGTATGGGATGTTGATGCTGTACAGCGCGCCATTGGATTCTTTGCAAAGGTGTTAAAGCTTAATGGTGGTGAGCATGAAGGGAAGCCATTTATCCTATTGCCTTGGCAATGTTTTGTTATCGGCTCCATCTTTGGGTGGAAAATGGAAGATGGTACACGTCGATTTCGTATGGTGTATGTTGAATCAGGTAAAGGATCAGGCAAGTCACCATTAGCTGGTGGGGTTGGTCTTTATTGTTTAGTTGCTGATGGTGAGCCTCGTGCTGAAGTTTATGCTGCAGCAACAAAAAAAGATCAGGCCATGATTCTATTTCGTGATGCAGTAGCAATGGTTGATCAGTCACCAGCGCTTAGTCAGCGTATTACTAAATCAGGCGGTGCAGGTAAAGAGTGGAATTTGGCTTTTTTAAAGACAGGTTCATTCTTTAGACCAATTAGTTCTGATGATGGGCAATCAGGCCCTCGACCACACTGTGCCCTTATCGACGAAATTCATGAGCATCGAAATAACACTGCTGTTGAAATGATGCGTGCCGGTACAAAAGGTAGGCGACAGGCACTGATATTCATGATCACAAACAGTGGTCATGATAAAACCAGTGTGTGTTATGACTATCATGAATACGGACGAAAAGTCGCCGAAGGCACTATTGAAGATGATAGTTTCTTTTCTTATATCTGTTCTCTTGATGAAGGCGATGACCCATTTAAAGATGAATCATGTTGGGGTAAGGCAAATCCTTCTCTAGGTTATACCTTCACGGATCGCTATTTACGAGAACAAGTCACACAAGCCCAAGGCATGCCAGCAAAAGAAAGCATTGTTCGTCGTCTTAACTTTTGCCAGTGGGTGGATGCTGATAATCCATGGATTAATGGTGACACATGGATGAATCGAGAGAAGCTCTTTACTTTGGAAGATCTACAGGGTGAGGAATGTTACGGTGGATTAGACTTATCAGGAACACGAGATTTAACTGCACTAGCGCTTTATTTTCCTCGGATCAAACACCTATATGTTGAATTTTGGACACCTAAAGACACTTTATTGGAAAGAGCTAAAACTGACAGGGTTCCTTATGATGCTTGGGTTAGGCAAGGCTTTATTCATACAACACCGGGTAAAGCAGTTAAATATGAATTTGTTGCAGAGCGTCTATCTGAAATAACTCATTACGTGAATTTACTTGCAATTGGGTTTGACCAATATCGCATTAAATATCTCGAGCCTGAATTAGATGAAGCCTCAGTAACGGTACCTCTTATTCCTCATGGGCAGGGATATTACAAAGCTAAGGATTCAGGATTATGGATGCCTCACTCAATCGAATTATTTGAGGGTCTCATAGATGATGAAGAAATCGTTATTCATGCTAACCCTTGCTTGAGATGGAATGCCGCTTCTGCTGTTTTAGAGGCAGATCAAAAAGAAAATCGTATTTTTGCTAAAAAGAAAAGTACCGGTCGAATTGATGGTGTTGTTGCATCAGCCATGGCAATTGGTACAGCGGAAGGCGAAGTTGATGATGATGGTGATATTGAAGGATTCTTTGATGATCCAATTATAGTGGGGATTTAGATGGGTACATTAAAAAAACCAGGGAGAGTGAAGTCCGCCATTCTTAATTGGATGGGTATCCCTATTAGTTTAACGGACGGTACATTTTGGGGGGAGTGGTCAGGAAAGAGTAGTAGTGGTAAGACCGTGACGGCAGATAATGCCTTACAACTGTCAGCTGTTTGGTCTTGTGTTCGATTGCTCAGTGAATCCATTTCAACGTTACCGCTTAAAATCTATAAAACAAATATAGATGGCTCTCGTGAACTAGCTAAGCAGCATCCTGCCTATACAGTGTTGTGCCGAAGACCAAATTCAGAAATGACACCTTCTCGATTCATGTTAATGGTTGTTGCCAGCTTATGCTTAAGAGGAAATGCCTTTATTGAGAAGTTATATATTGGATCTAAATTAGTCTCCCTTAATCCATTACTACCGCAATATATGGTAGTAAAGCGCTTAGATAATGGACGATTAGAATATATTTACACTGATTCAAAATCAGGTAAGAGAGTTATTCATGATAAAAATATAATGCATATCAGAGGGTTTGGTATGGATGGTGTTTGTGGAATGATCCCTATTCAAGTAGGAAGAGATGTTATTGGTACGGCACTATCAACGGATGAAGCTGCAGGAAAGGTTTTTGAAAATGGGTTACAAACCAGTGGGTTGCTCACGTCAAAAACAGCATTAAAGCCAGATCAAAGAGAGCGCTTAAGAAAACATTTGACGACTTTTTCTGGCTCAAAAAATGCTGGGAAAGTAATGATACTTGAGGCAGATTTATCTTTTCAAAATGTAACGATGAATCCTGAAACAGCTCAGCTTTTGCAAAGTCGAGGATACAGTATTGAGGAAATTTGCCGTTGGTTTCGCGTTCCTCCCTTTATGGTGGGGCATGCTGATAAGCAAAGTAGTTGGGCATCAAGTGTAGAGGGAATGAATATGCAATTCCTCACTAACACACTTAGACCTCTATTGGTTAATATTGAACAAGAAATCAATCGATGCCTACTTGATAGTGACGACGATTATTATGCTGAATTCTCTGTTGAAGGTTTATTACGGGCTGACAGTGCAGGGCGTTCCGCTTACTACACAACGGCATTACAAAATGGTTGGATGAGTCGAAATGATGTGAGACGGCTAGAAAATTTACCGCCGATTGAGGGTGGTGATATTTATACCGTTCAACTTAATTTAACACCCCTTGATCAGCTCGGGCAAGAAGCCTCTAGTAATGAAGCTGAAAAACTTAAAGCGCAGATCACCAACTGGTTGTTTCCTGAAGGTAATCCCATAGCCCCACACTCTCAAAAAAATCAACCTCACTCTGAGGAGTAAATTTATGAAAAAAAGTCATTTGCCAGTTGCGCTGGAGGATCGCCCCTGCGCATCGATTAGCTACGAGCTTAAACCTAGAGCGCTGGATAAATGGAATAGCAGCATTCGTGCATCAAGTACAGATAATACCATCTCAATATTAGATGTGATTGGTGAAGATTATTGGGGAGAGGGGGTTACTGCAAAACGTATTTCTGCCGCACTTCGTGCCATTGGAAATAATGATGTGGTTGTCAATATCAATAGTCCAGGTGGCGATATGTTTGAAGGGTTAGCCATTTATAACTTACTTCGTTCTCACAGTGGAAAAGTGACCGTCAATATTTTAGGTATTGCCGCTTCCGCTGCATCTATTATTGCAATGGCTGGAGATGAAGTTCAAATGGGCCGAGGTGCCTTTTTGATGATCCATAACTGCTGGGCTGTCGGTGTGGGTAATCGGCATGATTTTGCAAAATTAGCTAATGATCTCGCCCCTTTTGATACGTCGATGGCAGATATCTATGTGGCACGTAGTGGACAATCTAATGAAGTTGTAAGTCAGATGATGGACGACGAAACCTATATTGGTGCGAGTGAAGCGATCGAGAAAGGCTTTGCTGATAATTTGCTTACTGCAGATATTGTTGATGATGGTGATGAAAGCCCACAAGCTGCCATTCGTAAATTAGATGCGTTACTTGCTAAGGCGAACACATCTCGTTCTGAGCGTAGAAAACTTATTAGTGCTTTAACACGAAGTATGCCGAGCGCTACTTCCAATCCTCACGGTACGCCAAGCGCTACCTCTGAAATTAATCCTGAAACTCTTTCTGAATTGGAAAAGGCGGTAAATGCCTTCGCCACAGCTAACTAATCGGAGACATTATGTCTGATACAAATGAATTATTAAAAAATCTATCGGCAAAAATTGAAGAAGCCAATGGCAAATTTAATGCTAAAGCCGAAGAAGCTTTAAAAGAAGCGCAAAAAGTCGGTAGTTTAAGCACCGAAACTAAAGCAGCGGTAGATAAGATGGCAACCGAACTGAATGCATTGCGTGAATCTGAAAAAACACTCAAAGCTTCATTAGGTGAATTAGAGCAACATGTAGCACAAATGCCACTGAATAATGCGGTTCAGGCAGCCAAAACAATTGGTCAACAAGTCATTTCTGCAGATGTACTGAAAGAAATTAACTCTAGTATTCAATCAAGTAAGCGCATTTCTATTCCAGTGCAAGCTGCATTAACTTCAACCGGTGTGGCTGAAGGTGTTGTTGAACCTCAGCGCTTACCTGGTATTGATGTTGCGCCAAAACAGCGTTTATTTATCCGAGATCTGATTGCACCAGGCAAAACTACTTCACCGGCTATTTTCTGGGTTCAGCAGACGGGCTTTACGAATAAAGCTTCTGTGGTACCAGAAAATACCACTAAGCCTTACAGCGACATTGAGTTTGCAACCAAAATCACACCTGTAACCACTATTGCTCATATGTTCAAGGCATCTAAACAAATCCTAGATGATTTTGCACAACTGCAGTCTTTAGTCGATGCTGAAATGCGTTATGGCTTGAAGTTTGTTGAAGAGCAAGAAATCTTGTTTGGTGACGGATCTGGTGCTCACTTACATGGCATCATTCCTCAAGCCTCTAAATATAAACCTGAATTTAGCGTCGAAAAGCAAAGTGGCATTGATGATTTACGCCTGGCAATGCTACAAGCTCAATTAGCTCGACTACCTGCCACAGGACATGTTTTGCATTTTATTGATTGGGCGAAAATTGAATTAACCAAAGACTCATTAGGACGTTACATTCTTGCTAACCCATCCGCATTAGTTGGCCCAACTTTATGGGGTCTGCCTGTTGTTGCTACTGAATCAACGGCCTTTAAAGGCAAATTCTTAACAGGGGCATTTAACGCGGGGGCGCAGTTATTCGATCGTGAAGAAACCAATGTGGTGATTTCTACGGAAAACACTGACGATTTTGAGAAAAACATGATCTCAATTCGTTGCGAGGAGCGTTTGGCGTTGGCAGTAAAACGTCCGGAAGCCTTTGTTTACGGTGATTTCACCGTGCCTACATCAGGGGAATAATCGATAGAGCGGTCTTCATGACCGCTTTTTCTTTGGGGGCAACATGAAGCTAATTATATTACGAGCCATTTATTTTGGTGGTGTCGTTGTTACTGAGGGGAAAGAGATTGAAACCTTAGAACAACATGGGCGTGAGTTAATTCAAAAAGGCTATGCAAAAGAAAAGGAAGTTGTACATCCTGCTATTGAGCCTGAGCCTGAGCCTGAGCCTGAGCCTGAGCCTGAGCCTGAGCCTGAGCCTGAGCCTGAGCCTAAAAAAAACACCAAGGCTAAAAAGGAGAAATAATGCTTTCTCTGGAATTAGTAAAACAACATTGCAATATTGATCCTGATTTTACGGATGATGATAAATTGCTGACTCTTTATACCAACTCTGCAGTGAAGTTTGTCGAGAACTACACTCGCAGGACGCTTTATGAAAAGGAAGAATCGGAAGGATACAAAGAAGATGCCGATCATCTATTGCTGACAGATGATGTTTCTGCTGCCATGTTGCTACTTATAGGGCAGTGGTATGAAAATCGCGAAGGTGTGATCTCAGGGCGCTCTTTTTCAACTCAACCATTTGCGGTGGAAGCGTTATTGCAGCCTTATCGAATTTACGGTGTGTAGGAGGTTGCATGCAGGCAGGAAAATTACGGCATGTCATCAAAATACAGAAACCAGTATTAGCACCCGGTGCCATTAGCGGTAACGAAGTGATCTGGGAAGATTTCTTACCTAAGGTACGCGCGTCTATTGCACCTTATCAAGGGCGTGAATACTTTCAGGCACAGCAAGTCCAAAGCGAAGCCAGTACACGTATTGTGATCCGTTACGTATCAGGAATAAATACATCAATGCGTATCGTTTATGGTGAAAGGATATTCAATATCATCTCAATTATTGATCCAAAAGAACAACACAGAGAACTACAACTGATGTGTAAAGAAGGAGTCAATGATGGGTGAAATTAAAATTAGTGGATTGCCTGAAATACAGCGAAAAATGCAAGACGTTGCTCGAAAAGTTAGAAACCGTAGCGCACGCAAGGCAATGAATGCAGGGGCATCTACTTTGAAGAAGGAAATCAAGAACCGTGTTCCCATTTTAAAAGAAGAGGTTCCTCATCGGCGCAAAGGGACGATTAAACGTAATATTCGTTCCAAAACAAAAGTACGGCGTAATGGACAAATCAAAACCCGTATTTGGGTAAAGTCTTTGCCGGGCAAAAAAATCACTGCATTCAAACAAGCGACAGGGAAAAACGCTGCATTGAACCCAAATGATCCCTTTTATTGGTGGTTTGTTGAGTTTGGCACTTCAAAAATGCCGGCTCAACCTTTTATGAGACCGGGTTTTGAGGCTAAAAAAGAAACTACCGCAAAAGTGATTGTTCAAACGTTAAAAGAGGAAATTGAGAAAACAAGGTAACAATATGATTTATCAATTAAAGGAAGCCCTTTCACTGCTCGTCGATGGAAGGGTTTTTTTTCAGGTATTGCCTGAAGGTAAATTGGTTTACCCCACTATTGTGATCCAATTTTCCAGTATCACACCAAATAATGCGCTTGCTGAGATGGATCTAGATGATTATCGCGTCCAGCTCGATGTGTACGATCCAAACCCACAAAACCTAACAACAATGCGTAAGAAAATAAACTCAATTATGGTTGAAAGCATTCCTTTTTCTCAGCGCATTAACACCTTTTTCGGATATGAACCAGATGTCAAATTACATCGGCTCATTTTGGAATTTATTATCTCATCAGATAAATAGGATATTAATATGGCAAAGCCAAAAAATCATAAAGCAACCCCATTCCTTGGCACAAAGCTATTTGTTCAAACAGGGTTGGGTGAAGAGGTGAGCATTACTGCTGCGACACTCTCTCCTGCCACACTCACAATTGAAGGGAGTAAATTAAAAGCTGACGACATGATTGTGTTATCAGGTTTAGGTGAACTCGATGGACGTTTTCCTGTCGCCAGTGTTGAAGGTGATAAGGTGACGTTGTGTGATGAAGTGGATTGGAGCGAGAAAACATTACCCACCGATTTCACCGAAGCAAAAGCACAACGAATTCAATGGTCAAATAATTTCTGTGCCGTAAAAAGCTTTAGTAAAGATGGTTCAACCACCGAACAAATAGATGTGACAACAATTTGTAGTGACGGAAAAGAATATGAGTCTGGGGACACTGAATACGGCTCAATTAAATTGACGTTCTTCTTGCAGTATAGCTCTAGTGCTGTTCAGCGACTATTGCGTAAATACGAGAATAGCAAAGAAAAATTTGCTGTAAAAATGGTGCTCACTCGCGATGAGGGTACCATGTTCTACTTCGGTTCGATCGAGACAGGGATGAATATCGAGGGGAGCGTTGGACAAATGATGGATTCAGGTGTGTCAATTAAGTTATCTGGTCGTGACTATCTAAACGTCCCTTTACCTTCTGTACAAAAAACTAACCTTAGCAAAACGAAATAAGGGTCATTATGTCAAATGCATTATTACGTGAATTAGTATTAAATCAAGCACTTAAAATCACTCCTTTTACCTATCTAGACAATACCTTCTATGTTAAAGAGCTGGATGTTGGCACAATGAATTACATTCAGCGAAAATTACGTCAAATAAAAATGAAGCTTGCAGAAGAACAAGATATTTATTTAGACGAAGAAGATAGTGATCAATTCAATGAAGCAATGAACCGTGTTTATGACGAGTTTGATGTGGCACGTATGCTCGCCTTTAAACTCTGTGATGAAAAAGGGGAGTTACTCTTTGATGCTGAAAATGAAGAGGATCTAAGAGGGCTTAACCGACTAGGTCAAGGGTTCTCTAATGCTGTTTTTAATGCGGAGGGAAGCAACGGAAAAAACTCACAGACCGACGACAATTCCAAATAATATTGTCGTTGGCATTAGGTAAAACCCTTTCAGAAATAGAACAAATGCCAGAAAGCCATTTATGTGAATACGAGGCCTTTTATCGCAAACAGCCTTTTGGTTTATGGCGAGAAGATTACCGAATGGCGCAAGTGGCCCATCTTTTAGCAATTGCAAATTGCGATCCGAAATCTACCCCACCTCAATTAATTGACTTCATGCCGATGTGGAAGAAAAAGCCCGCAGAAGCTGAAGAGTGGGATAGTGTTACTCAGAATGTTTTAGCTCATCGTTAGCCCCTTAGTGGGGCTTTTATTTTTATTGTTTTAAGGAGTTTCTATGGCTGGTGCATTGGGAACATTAAATATTGATTTAACGCTGAACACGGCTAGTTTCACCAATGCAATCAACCGTAGTCAGCATCAAACAGAACGGTTTAATCAAAGTGTTCGTGTGAGTTTGCAATCTATTACTGTTCAACAAGAGCGAATGGCGTCACAGACAGCCAAGTCCGCCATGTCATTTGCTAACTTTGCTAAAGTAGTGACAGGTGCGCTTTCTATTAATCAGGTGATCAATTACGCCGACAGTTGGACCGATCTGCAAAATAGGATGAAATTAGTTACAAACAGCACTGAAGCATTAAACAAAGCAACCAATGATGTCTACACCATTGCCCAAAAAACCTATCAATCGCTCGACGCAACAGCTCTGGTTTATCAGCGTTTTTCAGATAATGCAGAACGCTTAGGTATTAATCAGCAAAAAGTCGCTGAGTTGACTGAAACAGTATCTAAAGCTGTCTCTCTTTCAGGAACGAGTGCAGCTGCTGCAGCGACAGGTTTAACACAATTTGGTCAAGCTTTAGCAGCAGGTCAATTGCGCGGACAAGATTTAAACTCTGTTATTGAGCAAATCCCCGGTTTAGCCCAAGCCATTGCAGAGGGAATGGGGATCAGTATGGGGGAATTAAAACAAAGAGCGCAAGACGGTGAAACCTCGATAGATAAAATTATTGAATCATTAGAACGAGTGAAAGCCTCTGTTGATCAAAAATTTGCTACTAGTGTTACTACTGTTAGCCAATCCTTCACTAATTTACAGTCTGCAATGACGAGGTTTGTTGGTGAGGCAAACCAAAGCACTGGCGCAACTCAACTATTAAATACTGGCTTATCTGTATTATCTAATAATTTTTCTGAAGTAATGAAAGTAGTAGAAGCATTAGCGGTTACGGCTATTGTGATAAAAATAACAAAATGGACTCAAGCTACTTATGCACAAACCACAGCAACAAAATTAAAAGTCCAACAAGACCTGATTGCAGCTAAAGCGACGCAAGCAAAAATGACTGCAGAGTTAGAATTGGCTCGTGTTGAAATGCGCTCTTTGCAAGCGCAACTTCAGTTAGCTCAGACAGAAGCACAGCGCAGTAGTATTAGAATGCGAATGAAAGCGCAATCTTCAATTATTGTGTCAGCCACAAATGCAGAAACGCTAGCGACACAACGATTGAACGCAGCACAAAGAGCTAGTTCAACATTAGGTCGGGGATTTGGGGGAGCACTTGCTTTTCTTGGTGGGCCATTAGGGATCGCGACGGGCTTATTGACTGCAGGTGCAATGGGTCTGTATGAATATAGCGCACATACCAAGCAAGCTAAAGCAGAATCTATTGAGTTTGCGAATGCACTTGATGCTTCTACAGAAGCACTAAAGGCAATGGATAATGCAACTCTAGTGGGTAACTTAAGTAAATTATCTTCTGGTATTAGTGCACAAATTGAAAAGATAGATGAGTTTAGGCAAAAGATAACCTCTTTGCAAAATTTATCAAATTATAGTGTTGAAAGTGAGAGAGTATTTACTGAGCAAGGAGTTGGTGATCTTTACCTCAAACGAGTATCAGAAAAGCAAAAAGAACTTGACGTTACTATGGCTGAATTTTCTGCACAAATAAATTCGCTAGAGCAACAAAAAGCAAACATGAGGAAGATTCTCTCATTAGTAGAAGAAAAATATGGTAATCAAAGCTCAGTTTATAAACGATATGCACTGGAAGTGGAGAATGCTGACGCCATTACAAATAAGTTCAGATCAACATTAAAAAATCTTGGGATTGATTATGATGCTTTAATAAACACAACTAATCAGGTTGCAAATAGTCAAGCTAACGTTACAGCTACTATTGTTAAGCAAATAGAAGACTCCATTATAAAATCTCAAAGATCACTTGAAAAAACCAAAGCTACTGGTGAGGTGTTGGCTAAGCTTAATGCAGAGGACGTCCTTGCTAGCAGAAAAGTAACGCCTGATATGCAAGGTTATGATAAAGCGTTACAGGCTGAAATTGATGCTCAACTTGCTTTACAATCTAAAAAAATCAAGCCACCCAAAACACCCAAATCAAGCATTGATTATGCTAAGCAGTACACAAAAATCCTTTCTGATTTACAAGAAAAACAAGCCTCATTAATTGCAGATGGACAGAGTATTCAGTTGTATGGCACTACATCTTCATTTAATGAATATAATTCTGCACTTGCTGATATCAAAAAGAATAAAGAAAAATTCGATGCAATATTAAAGATAGACCCAAAGGCAATCGAAACCATTAAAGAAAAAGCCAAAGCCATTGATGATATGTCTCGCGCGAATTCAGTGGCCCAATTTGTTTATGATCGCAATAAAGAAGTTGAGCAAATGCAATTTGAGACTTCATTAATAGGAAAATCAAGGGCGGAACAGGAAAGATTAAATGCTTTGAGGGAAGTTGATCTGCTGTATAAGCAAACCAGTGTGGATTTAGGAGATAAAGAACTCGCAAACTTACAGAATAATGTCGAGCTTACAAAGCAAAAAATCGAGGCTGAATTACAAAAACGGGAGTTAATGAAATTAGATCCAGTAGAAGGACTAAATCAGGGGCTTTCAGATTTTGGTGATTCTGCCACCAATGTGATGGAAAACGTTAAAAATGTAACCGCTAATGCTCTGAATAATATGTCTGATTCTTTAGCTGATTTTGTTTTAACAGGTAAAGGTAGTTTTAAAGACTTTGCGAATGCTGTGATATCAGACATTACTCGAATGGTGATGAAAATGCTGGTTTTCAAAGCGATTGAAGCAGGAACCAGCTTTTTTATGGGAGGTGCTTCTGGCGGTAGTGATGCTGGTGGAGGACCAGGAGGGCTTTTTGCTTATGGCGGATATACAGGACATGGCGGAAAGTTTGAGCCAAAAGGTATTGTTCATGGTGGTGAGTTTGTCTTCACCAAAGAAGCAACTGCAAAATTAGGGATCGGTAATCTTTACCGATTGATGAATTCAACACAAGGTTACGCCTCTGGTGGTTTTGTTGGTTCATTAGCTGGAAAAATGCCATCAGCTCCAGTCACAACATCATCCTCATCAGGAGTTAATATCACAGTAGTGAATCAAATTACTGTAACAGGTAATGGTGACGCAGTACTTGTTCAGGCCATGAAAGAAGCCGCACAACAAGGTACAGATGCTGGTGCACAAAAAGCGAGAGCAATGATATTGCAAGATTTTCAGAGTAATGGTACTGCACGTAGAACGTTAGGAGTGTAGATGAATATTTTAGCATGGCCAGACGATGTATGCCCCATTAATGAGGATTGGCAATTACTCAGCAATAGTAAAACGTTCACTTCACCGTTTAATGGTAGCAGTCAGACTGTTCGTTTTCCGGGGAGCCGTTGGTGCTGTGAGTTAACGTTTAGTAATTTAAGCGAAGAAAAATCACGTAAATTAGAGGCGCTTGTTGCAACACTCGATGGTATGTCAGGAAGAGTGAAAATATCGAGCTGGATCAGAAAAGGGAAAGAAGGGTACGGCACTCCTAAAATTTCCTCAGCGGGGCAGTCTGGTAGTGTTTTACAAACATCAGGCTGGAAGAGAAATATGCGCGTTTTACAGCAAGGTGATCGCCTCACGATAGGGAATGAATTGAAGATGGTTGTAGCCGATGTTGTAAGCGATAACGAAGGACGAGCTGTCATTTCAATTTCTCCCATGCTCAGAACTCCACCTGCATTGAACGAAGAGGTGATCATTAAAGCTCCTTTTGGGGTTTTTCGATTATCAGATAATGAGCAAGGGAAGTTTCAACACCGCCGACTAGGATACTCTAATGTTACTCTTTCTTTTGAGGAGGTGCTGTATTAATGCAATATCATCCATTTTCTGACGGTATGGTAAAAGCAATCAACGAAGGTGCTTATATCGTGCTTGCAGCTCGGCTGGATTTGAAATCAGGTGTAACTTGTGCGCATACCGGTGTTGGTCAACTTGTTATCGAGGGAGAGACTTATTTAGGTGTTGGGAGTCTTGGTGAAATCAGCCAACTTAATGAAAACAAGACAACAAGCCCGCCTCAATTACAACTTAAACTAGCTGGGTTTGATAAGTCCTTAGTCGGTATGGTGATGAATGAACAAAGCAGAGGGAGGGAAGTGCGATTAATGATGGTGGCAATTGGAGAAGACGGCAAGCCACTATTAGCGGAAATATTGTTTGTCGGGCAGATCTCATCAATTAGTGTTGTTTCTGGTGAAGAGAACGCTGTTTGTGTTAATGTTTCTAATCGATTTGAACGATGGTCAATCGGTTTGCCTGACAGATTTACCGATGAATCATGGTCATCTCGAAGACAAGGTGATCGTATCTTTCGCTATGTAGCTCAAATGGCTGAGCGCGCTATTTATTGGGGGAGTAAGAAAGACGCACCTGCATTCATTTATAAGTAATATTTATTTTATTAATTAGGACAAAACATGGATCCATTCTTTATTGTGTACATCATTCTTTTAATAATCTCTATTGTGTTTTGGTTTTTCTTAAATAGAGCCAGTGTTAGAGCCGATAGAGTAGTGGAATTATTAGAAGCTATTGATAAAAAAAACCGCAGGCAAGTTGAATTACTAACGTCATTATTAGAATCATCTACTATTTTTCTTAATGATGAAGAAAAAGAACAATTAATCACTGATTACTTCCATGAGGCTAGATTAGTTGCTGAAAACCTGATTCTCAGCGATGGGAAACTAAATGAAGATAATGTTATAAAATTTGCTAAACTTGGTAATAAATACATAGAGAAAGAACAAGAAAAAGGTAAAGATGTGAATGATAGTATTGTTTCTTTTACAATGTTAAAAAATCAAAAATTTTCAGTTCTATCACCTAAAGATAGAAAAGATGCAAATGAATTATATAAAAGCAATATAAACTTCTCATAACATTTAATTATCATCACAAACCCACTCCGGTGGGTTTTTGTTTTCTAAGGGGGGCTTAATGAAACAACCAAACTGGACACTCCAGTTACCAGAAACCATAAGGGCGGCCATGAGTCGCCCTTTTTCATGGGGTGAATTTGATTGTTGTGTTTTTGCCTCTGAATGTATCAAGGCTCAATGCGGATTTTCTCCAATAAAATCCTTTCTTGGAAAATATAAAACCAAAGCCGAAGCTTTCAACCTTATCAAATCTAAATTTGGCTCACTTGATAGAGCAGTTTCCCGCCACTTTGAATCTATTTCTATTGATTCTGTACAGCGTGGGGATCTTGTCATGTTCAAAGGTGATGATGGTGACAGTATGGCCGTAGTATGGGCGGGTAATTATTGGGGCGTTACTTCTATTGGTGTTAGGCCGGTGCAAATTAACCCTATCAAAGCGTGGAGAGTAGAATAATGGGCGGTAGCGGTGGATTAATTACAAAAGTAGTTGGTGCTGGTTTGATGGTTGCGGGATTGTTCACTGGAGGAACAACTACCGCACTAGGTATCGCATTAATGTCGGCAGGTGTCGCTGTTCAAGTTGCCGGATCTTTAATATTCAAACCCAAAATTCCGTCAATGGATTATCGTGACACTAGCGAACGTAAGCAAATGTTACGCTCTCCCTCAGCTTCAGAAACCGTCATTATTGGTAAAACTATTGCATCAGGTTTGCTGTTTTTTGCAGAAGAAGAGGAAGGTGAACAGGACGAAAATGAAAAAATAACACTTGCGCTTGCTTTAGCTGGTCATCCTATCGATAGAATAGGGAAGATCTGGCTTGGTGATGATCTTGTTGGGACTTTTGGTGACAAAGCTTCATGGGAGTTACATAACGATAGGAAAGATGCTGATCCCTTTATGCTAAAAAACTGCCCATCGTGGAAGGAGGATATGATTGGGCGGGGTATGGCTTGGTTACGTGTAACACTCACGTTTGACCAAGAAAAATTCCCTTACGGCTTGCCCAATGTGAAATGTGAAATTTGGGGTAAAAAACTCTTTGACCCACGTACAGGGGAAACGGAATGGTCGAATAATGGCGCATTAGTTATTCTTGATTATTATAGAGATTATTTAAAGGTTCCTGATAGCGATATTGATTTTGAGAGTTTTAAACAGGCAGCCGATTTATGTGATGAAAGTGTCAGTAATGCTGATGGTGATTCAGAATTGAGGTATACATTAAATGGTGCTTATGATTTAAATGAAAGCCCATCCAGTGTATTGGAGGCAATGCATAAATGTATTAATGCGGAGCCTACATTTACAGCAGGAAAACACGGCATTCAAGTTGGTGCCTATTACGGCCCTGCATTGAAAACCATTACAGAATCACAACTCATTGATACCGTAACTTGTACCCCCGAAACGGGGCTAAAAGATGCCACTAATGCGGTGTATGGTACTTTTATTGATGCAGAGCAACTCTATACCAAGACAGATTTTACACCAGTTATTGTCAATGAATGGATAGAAGAGGATGGTTTAGAAATAAGGGAAAACGTTGACTATCGCTTTGTTACCAGCCCTTATCAAGCTCAGCGATTAGCTCGACAATACTTGCGCAAAAAGAAAGCTGGTAGGCGTGTTCAGCTGACAATGAATTTAGATGGTTATGCGTATCGCCCTGGTGAAGTTGTTATATTAGATTTACCTTCTTTAAATATTAGTGGTCTTGAGTTTCGTATTGCAGAATGGACATTTCATGCTTTAGATGGTGTATCTTTAACACTTGAAGAAGACGGTGCTTATTTATATGAAGATGTGATTGGTAAACCTTTTGTTAGGCCCCCATTCACTAAATTACCCACTGGTGGTGTACCCGCACCGATTAATCTGGCCTTTGTTCCCCTCTCTGTTACGGATATTGTTCAGGGGTATATTTCATGGCAGAACGTGGCATCGGATATTCGCTATAACACGGTTAATATTCTCCAGAATGGAAAGGTTATACAGTCTATTCAGGTACCGGGTGAGCGTGTTGATATAAACGGTTTAACAAGAGGCACTTATCGTGTTGAGGTGAGAGCAATTAATGTGGCCGGCGCCATGTCTGCACCCGCTATCAGTGATTTTGCTATTCAGGCACCGCCTGCACCGATTGGCGTTGAAATAACACCGGGCATGTTCAGTTTAACGGCATATCCTAAACAGGGGGATAGCGCTGTATTTGGTTATACCTTTGAGTTTTGGTTTAGTGAAAAGAAACTCGCTAATCTTTCTGAAAATGAGGTGATCACCAAAACAAACAAAGTTGGTCAAGGGAATTTCTGGACGCAAGAGAATTTAAAAGCTGGCCACACGTATTATTTCTATATCAGAACAATCAATAGCTACGGTAAATCTGTTTTCGTAGAAGCTTCTGGTGTTCCAGTTTCGCTACCCACAGATATTTTTGATGATTTAGATAACACGGTTAGAGAAACGGAGGCTTTCAAACAACTTGACGAAAAACTGAATTGGAATACGGAGTCTATTGCTGAACTAACTAATGCCACCTATTCGCTATCTACGGATGTATTGCGATATTCCGCTAATGCTCAAGCCGGTATTACTCAACTACAACAACTCCGAGTTTCTGATAATGAAGCATGGGCGCAGGAAATCAAAGAAATTTATTCTGCTGTTGGTGAGAATAAATCGGCTATTGAAGAAACTCAAACCTC